ATCCGAAACCGCATCAGGTGAACCGGAACCCCCGCGCATCGCGGCCACGCCATTCGACTGGATCGACCCTCTCGATATCGCCCCGCGCGCGTGGCTTTACGGCGACCACCTGATCCGCCGTTTCGTGTCTCTAACGGTATCCCCTGGCGGCATTGGCAAGTCATCTCTTGTCATGATGGAGGCCCTGTGCATGACATCAGGCAAGTCTCTCCTGACCGACGACAAGTGCCGCACCCCCGAACCACTTCGCGTATGGTACTGGAACGGCGAAGACCCACAGGACGAAACCCAGCGTCGCGTCATCGCCGCCGCCATGCATCACGGTCTTACCGCATCAGATATAGGCGGTCGTCTATTTACCGACACCGGACGCGAGCAAACCATCACCTTGGGCCAAATCGCTCGCGGCGAGATAACCCTTGAGGAACCTCTTTTCGATTCTCTGGAACAGGAGATAATCGCCCGCCAGATCGACGTATTCATTCTCGACCCCTTCGTTAGTTCACACCGCATGGGTGAGAACGATAACAACGCCATCGACGCCGTTATCAAGCGTCTCGGCAAGTTGGCAGAACGTGCCAACTGCGCCGTTGAGATCGTTCACCACGTCCGCAAGCCATCGGGGGGCAACAAAGACGCCACGGATGTAAACGATGCCCGTGGTGCGTCTGCCTTGGTCGGAGGTGTCCGATCTGCCCGCGTCCTGAATGTCATGAGCGAGGATATCGCCAGCGCAATAGACGGGTTCAATATCGATGATCGCTTTTCATATTTCAGCGTGTCCAACGGCAAAGCTAATATGACGAAACGGTCTGGCGAAGGTAAGTGGCGTCACCTTCACGATTTCGACCTTAAGAATGGGATGGTCGGAACTTCTGACCGCGTAGGCGTCGTGGAATATTTCAAACTCCCCGAAAAAGCTGCCGCTCTCGACGCATTGCCGGAAAACGCGGTCATGATCGCTCAGCGTGCCGCCTACGATCACCCGAACGAAACTCGTTACGATATCCAGTCGCCCGACTGGTTTGGCCATCTGGTCGGGCGCAAGATGGGCATTAATTCTGTGGATAAGTCTGGCAAGAATACGTTGAAACTTGCCATATCCGCATGGCTCAAGAGTGGCGCACTGATCATAGAAATCAGGCCGGACGCCCAACGCAAGCCCAAGGAATATATTGTCTGCCCTCCGTCTGAAACTCCCTTGCAGCCTAGCCATTCCCCCGACGATGACCTGCCATTCTGACGTGCGCCACCTTGTGTTTCAGGGTGGCGCAAAGGTGGCGCAAATTGCCATTTTTACCCCTTTGTCGGAACCGGCGTGGTGTCGCTTGACTTTCAGTTGCGCCACCTGTACCCCCCTTAGGCGGTGCCGTCGGGGGGTAAATCAGGGTGGCGCAAACTTAAAGTCGGCGCGAACAACCTAGCCGCCAAGGTGGCGCATAACACATACTTTCAATCCTGAAAAATCAGACCTATAATCCCGCCATGACCTTCATCCTTTTCATCCTCGCTCTCCTCGCCGCATGGGTCGTATCGTCTCTCGCTGTATCGATCATGTCGTTGTGGTCGGCGATTGTTTTGGGGCGGAAATCTTAATCACTATGGGAAGGCAGACGACATACACGGACGCGCTTGCAGAACGGGTCATTGCGGGATTGAGCGACGGGGTTCCTCTGACGCAAATCTGCGCGGCTGACGATATGCCGACTGACAAGACGGTTCGGGAATGGGCTAAGGTGAACGCTGATTTTGCGTATGACATCGCGTGCGCGCGCGAGGCCGGGCATGACGCCATCGCATACCGCACGAAACTGACGGCTCGTGGCGAGGGTGACAGCACGAAAGACGTGCAGCGCGACAAGCTGATTATCGACACGGACCTTAAGCTGCTGGCGAAGTGGAACCCGAAACGGTACGGGGATAAAGTGGCGGTTGTCGGCGGCGACCCAGAACAAGGTGACAAACCCGTTCAGCACGAGATGACCCTTCGTTTTGTGAAGGCCGAACAATGACCGAACCCGTAGAGCCGATCCCGGACTATCGCGTCACTGATCCAGACGTGTTGGCAGAGTTGCGCGATAACGTGCCGTTGATGCGTCTTGGTCCGGTCGTCGTGCCGCCTAGTGATTGACCTACCCGAATTCGCCGAGGCCATATTCCAGCCTGTAGCGGATGACGGGTCACAGGTTCGTTATCGGGTTCTCAAGGGTGGACGGGGTTCGGCTAAATCACACTCGTTTGCGACTGCGGTTATCGTCAGGATGCGTCAGAAAAAGACGCGGTTTTTGTGTTGTCGTGAAATCCAGAAATCAATCCGTGATTCGATCAAGGCCCTTCTGGCGAAAAAGATCGACGAGTTAGGATTTGGCGTTCTGGGCGACGGATCGTTTTCCGTTCTGGAAACCGAGATACGATGCAATGTGAACGGGTCACTGGCGACGTTCACGGGTCTGCGGTCGAATATTGATAGCGTGAAATCGACCGAGGACGTGGACGTGGCCTACGTCTCGGAGGCTCGCGCGGTCAGTCAGTCGTCGTGGGATGTCCTATTGCCGACGATCCGCAATGAAGGTTCTGAACTGTGGATCGACTATAATCCAGAGAACGACAACGATCCGGTTGACGTGATGTTTGCCGGTCCCGATGGCCCGCCGCCTGGATCAATCGTTCGCCACGTTAACTACGACAGTAACCCGTGGTTTCCGTCCGTCCTGCGTCGTCAGATGGAGTACGACCGTGATCGCGATGTCGAGAAATACAATCACGTTTGGCTAGGGCTGCACAAAAAGAACTCCGAGGCCCGCGTATTCAAAAACGTCCGTATTGAGCCGTGCCCTGAACCGCCACCGAATACCGTGTTTCGTTTCGGGGCGGATTGGGGCTTTTCGATTGATCCGTCAGTTTTGTTGCGGTGCTGGATAGACGGCAGAACGCTCTATATCGACAGGGAGGCGTATCGGGTCGGATGCGAGACAGAGGACTTGCCGAAGCTGTTTGCTGGGCGCGCCGGTGCTAATCCGGGTGAGGAATGGACGCCCGCGCTTGAGGCAACGTATCCAGGCATAGAAGGAGCGATGAAGTGGGAGATCACGGCGGATAGTGCGCGCCCTGAAACGATCAGCTTCATGAACAAACGTAGGTTCCGCATGGTCCCGACGCGAAAGGGTGCTGGGTCGATTAACGAGGGTATCGAGTGGCTTCAATCGTATGACATCGTGATCGATCCCGCGTGTAAGAATGCGGCTTACGAATTCACGACATACAGTTTCAAGGTCGATAAGCTGACAGGTCAGGTGATGCCGATTTTGGAGGATAAGCGAAACCACACAATCGACAGCGCCAGATACGCGACCGAGGGATTACGAAAGGGCGGGAAAAGATTGGAGGCGTGGTGATTAGGTGTTGCGGTACAGGTAATATGTGCTATCCATAGATACCGGCGCATGGCAATGAAGCACTAGCCGGGGAGAACAGACAGATGGCACGTCCGGGCAACCAAGACATGAGCCGCCGTCGCTCACAGTTTGTGAAGATGACGAAAGACGACTTCATGTTTGAGTGCGATCAACGCGGTTTCTCGGTTGATGTAGTCAAACACAAGCGCGAGGGATGGAACGACAGTCGCCAGTTTTTTGCTGTCAAGAATGGTGTCCGCTTCGCTTGCGGCGAAGTCATGAAGGGTGAAAAGAACGACTGGAACAACGCCTTTGAAACTGTCGTTCGTGCGGACATAGAATCATGAGGGTTCTGGTCGCTTGCGAATACAGCGCCACGGTTCGGGATGCATTTCGCGTCCGTGGTCATGACGCGTGGTCGTGTGACCTGTTGCCGACTGAGGGCGATCCGAAGTGGCACGTTCAGGGCGACGCCCTGATGGTCGCCCTTTCCGGTCGCCAAAAATATCCTGGTTGCCCATCCTGGGACCATCAATGGGATTTGATGATTGCTCACCCGCCATGCACCGATCTAGCCGTAAGTGGCGCGCGTCATTTTGCTGAGAAGATTGCAGATGGAAGGCAGGGCGCGGCCCTGCACTTTGTGCGCCAGCTTATGGACGCGCCGGTCAAGCGCATTGCCATCGAGAACCCGATCAGCGTCATCAGTTCAAAAATCCGTAAGCCCGACCAGATCATCCAGCCCTGGCAGTTCGGACACGGCGAGACCAAGGCAACGTGTCTGTGGCTAAAGGGTCTACCCAAACTGGTTCCGACCAAAGTTGTCGAGGGCCGGGAAGCGCGCATCCACAAGATGCCGCCCGGGCCTAATCGCTGGAAAGAGCGGAGCCGTACTTTTCAAGGCGTTGCTGACGCAATGGCAGATCAGTGGGGATCGCTATGAGTGAGTTTAAGGATGGAGACCGGGTTAGATTGGTTGATCCTTTTGCGTGGAAGACTCCATTCAACAGGCTTGCAAAAGCCGGGCGCGTAGGGATTGTTAATCTGCACAGACTTGAGCCATCGGGCCGAACTGCAATCGGTGTGAGATTTGTGCCTCTCAGAAAGGGAGCGAAAGACCATTATCTGAGCGATGTGCGCCCCAATGATCTTGCGAGGGCTGAGTGATGACACCCGCAGAATACCGTACCGCCCTGTCCACCCTTGGCCTAACCATCCAGGCCGCAGGTCGTTGGCTTAACGTATCCCCCAAGACAGCACAGGGCTACGCCACCAATGGGCCTAGCGGTCCTGCGGCTAGGGCTGTGGGGATGGCGGTGGCGTTGAAGGGAATGCCTTGGGTTCACGGCGCTCTTGAAACGATCAAGAGCCATGACGGAAGCACATACAGGCCATTGCTTGAATACGTCCGTCACTCCGATCTAACCGCCGCTGTGGGGTTGCCGGACAAAGAGAAATAAAATGGCTTACGCACGAGCGAAAAAAGATTTCTTGTTTTTGGAAACCATTGCCGAACTAGACGATCAGGTGTCGCTCATGGACGACTTGTCTGAGTTCATGGCTAGCCCGACCAAAGCCTTTGCGTGCGGCCTGTACGAGAGGGCGATAGGCTTGTGGTTTTCCGAGCACGGCACGGAAGGCCACGGGCGGCGTGCTACAAACATAGCAGATCGTTACTTTCTGCGCTGATATTGACGACAGGCCGGTAATGCGGGCATGGTGTGGGCAGGGATTTGCCGCGCGACTGGGGGCATTTGGTGGGGGTCCGCGCCAGCCACGTCCCGAACACCCACTTCCCCGCCAAGCCATCCAGTGCTACGGCCCCGGTTCACATCGGGGCCGTTTTCGTTTATAAGTGAAAATACGTACACCTAAGCGAAGCGTGAGGCCCGACCATGACCGATATCGGACCCGCTCCGACTTACACGGATACGACGGGCAAGCGTCAGACCGCAGAGGGTGTATTCTTTGATTTTCAGGACGATGATGTTCTGCGCGTCGTCGTCATCGACTTGGATACGGACGGCGATCCTGTCCCTACATATCTGCCGACCACGTTCACATACGACGGGCAGAACAACCTACAGACCGCGACCTTAACGAACGGAACCAATACGTGGGTGCGGACCTATACGATATCGGGCGGCAATCAGACAGCCGATAGTGGGTGGGTGAAGCAATGAATGAGTTTCGCCCGTTTCGTCGCAACCTGACGATTGACCCATTTGTCATTCCTATATCTATGACCCCAACGCCGATGCACATCGGGAAAAGCGTTTTGGATGCCAAGGGAGTCACGTCGTTCAAGATCAGCAATCCTAACCCTTTTTGGGTGTGGTATCGCGGGTGGAACGGCAACCAGGCGCAGATGCCGACGATTGAGGGTATGGGGCATTTCATCGCTCCAGGTGCTACCGAAATCAACAGTTCGCAAATCCCCGACTGGATTGCGGCCATGCCGTCTGATGAGCCTGGGTTCCCGATTTTCGATGCTAACGGCGCGTATCTGTATGAAGGCAAGCGGACGCGGCTCGTTATGCTATACGGCGGTGGGTCGTGATCAGGTCACCGGGGTACGGGCTTAAGGGGCCGAAGGGCGATTCGGTTGTCGGGCCTCAAGGCTTAGCTGGACCTAAAGGGGATACAGGTGCGACAGGTCCGCAAGGGCCGAAGGGTGACACTGGTGCAACGGGACCGGCTGGGCCGGTAGGCGCGACGGGCGCGACTGGTTTAACCGGGCCAACAGGACCGATGGGCGCGCAAGGAATAAAGGGTGATACCGGCCTTACCGGCGCGACTGGTCCCGCAGGATCGAACGCCACTGCAAATACCTTGCTCGGCACATTCACTCTATCCGAAACCGCCGTCGTTGCCATCGCAGCCGGAACCCGTCGGTTGACCGTTACGGTGCCGTCTGGATGGGGCGTCAACACGGGCCAGAACCTAGTCGCGTTTCCAACATCCGTGCCGTCTTCTGCCTATGCGACGCACGATGTCATTGCGACTGGTCCTAACACGATATCGGTCGGACTCACGACTCCACTGATCGCAGTGATGGCGTCGTATTCCATAACGTGCCGACTTGTGCGTATAAACACCTGAACAGGAGTATTCAGAATGTCCGAAGTCGATATCGAAGCCGTCAACGCCCATGTGGATGCAATCACCGCAGACCTTGAGGCCGCACACGCCGCGCATCCGAATAGTCCCGAACTTGACGCCCTACACGACAGACTGGGCGCTGGGTGGGAGTTTCTGAAGGGCGAATTGGATATTCAGGACGCTAGCCGGTCTGGAAATCCGAAGCCTCCGCGCGAACCCTAAGTGCTGATCGTCACCGCATTTTACGCCGCGCTCACGGCGTCGGCTCTCGGCCTGTCCTTTGTAAGGGGCGGGCCGATTTCCGTTGTGGCAGTGATGATATCGGCGATGTGGGCTTTTCAGATCGCGCTTTATTTCGTGATCGGTTCAGAGGTTGGCGACCTTATTGGGTCGTCCATCAACGCGCTGCTGATCGTCTGCATCGTAAATATACCCGGCGCGCGTCGTTCCGTGTGGGGGCGGGTTATTGTCGCATCCCTGATTGCACAGCTTGTGCTTTACTACTTTGACGCGGTAAGGGGTGGGTCGTCTGATTTGGCTATGAATATGCTATACGTCGTACAATTGATCGCGCTCGGCTGGTCGGGAGGTAGGGTTGTTCTCGATACTGTGGGCGATTGGTTGGCTGATGTTTGGAGGAGCCGCCGCTATTCCGTGGCTCATGTCCGGGAGAAAGCGTCAACCTGTCGTAATGTCGGTAGCGGACGATATAAGCCTATTGTTCGCCTCGGTAGGGGTAGCGGTTTATGAGTATGAACCTCAAGGGCCTAAAGACGATGCGGAAACCGACGATATGACCGGACAGGCCGACGAAATGCACGACAACACCCAAGTGCAACTGGCGACGCTCGCCGCAGACATGAAGTCTCAATCCAAGGAGATTGCTTCTGTCCGCACGTCGGTAGAGCGTGAGATCGGACGTATGGCAGCGGCGCTTGAGAAACACGCGGAGATCGTGACACGGGCCGTGGAGTCCATGAAGTCGGAGTTTTTCACGAAGGGCGAGGGCAGCGGCCTTACGGATCGCGTCAAGAAACTTGAGCTTGTCGTGTTCGGCGCGGTCGGAATGATCGTCGTTGCTGTCTTCGGCGCGCTAATCGGTCTGGTCGTGCTGAAATGATCCGCCCAAAGTTCAGCATCGGCTTCATGCTCCTGATGGCTATGGGGGCGTCACTTGCGGCATTGTTTGCCGTTCTGGTCATGGACTATACGCGACCCGAAAGGATGACGTGGGAAGCCCTATCGATCCCGAAAAGCCCGGTCGTGGGCGATTTGCTGGTCGTCAAGGCAAAGACCACTCGCCTACCTAGCGAGGGATGCACGAACGGTTTCCAGACAGACTTGCGCCAGAGTCGGGGAGAGATCACCCGACTACCCGTTCCCACAAGGACACTGAGCGATGACGGCGAGGCGCGATATGACATCGTGCTGCCGTCTGACATCGTACCGGGCATCTATGAGGTCAGGGTGCGCGAGACGTACAGGGATTGCGGTCGGGCCGACTCGATCCCCAGCCCGTGGCTGTCGTTTGAGGTTTTGCCTAACGTGGAGTAAGGGTGGATCATGCCTTCAGAACAGACAACGCCAGAAAAGCAGCCACTCAAAGGTCCTGGATGGCCGGACGCGAGGGGTTGGGTGTCCATCGCTATGATCGTGATGCTGGCTTGGGCTATGTGGGCGCTGCTGTTCGCCGCTATCCCCGACAACAACCGAGACCTGTTTATCGCTCTATGTTCCGGCGTGATCGGCGCGGCGGTCAAGGACATCGTGTCCTATTACGTCGGATCGTCCAAAGGCGCTGCCGACGCCAACGAGCGCGTGGATGCCGTTATCGCGGCGACGACCGAAAGCCGCAAATGATCGACGCACATAAGCTACAGGCCAATCTAGGTGTTGCCGTTGATGGCGCTATCGGCCCCGGAACCCTGACTGCACTATTCGCCAAGATGGGCGCAAAACCCGTCATCGCCGCTGAACTTGGCATGGCGGCGAACGTGCATTTTCGGACGTATGGCATTCTCGACAGCGGCTTGCGCTTGGCCCACTTCATGGGCCAGTGCGCGCATGAGAGCGGCGGCTTCATCTACATGGAGGAGA